CCCGGCTGGTCATCAGGAATCAGGGCAGAGAAATCTGTGTTGTCCAGGGAGACGAAATTGGGATTGATCGAATCACCGAAAACCGTGCTCATGGCCGCCTTGAAAACACGCCCCCAGACCGCTGTACGTTTGTATTCCGTAAAAGTAGTCAGGGGCGCCAGGGTGACCTGGATGGGAGCCTGCTCAATGAAACATTCGTTCAACACCGGCAGAGACACGGCCGTGTCGTCGGCAAAAGCTTGAAACACGCTGTTCTGCCGGGCCCAGGTCTTCTCGTGCCACTGACCAGCCGCCAGACTTTTCAGAAAAGCCTGAGCATTGCTGAAACAGAGGAGCTTTCCATACTGCCGGACAAACCCGAAGGCTCCCGTATTGGCATCGGTAGTGAAGTAGCGGAAATTGACCGCGCCAGGCCCGGTGAAATCTCCCTCCTGCTCCTCCAGAGCTTGCCGGACCCGCTCGAACCGAGCCGCATCGTAGGCAAACACCTGCACGATCTGGTCACCAATCGAGAGGGAGGAGACGAAATGGGTCCCCCACTGGGCAAACAAGTCCAGGTATTCATTGGCATCCTCCTGGTTCAGCTCGGCAGCAACATCATTGAGTCCATGAGCCCGGAAATGGCGCATGCGGGCCATGGTACGCATGAAGGAGCCGTGCACTCCTATTCTGGGATCAGGCCGCAAGGCATGAACCGTGGTCAGAACCCGGTTTTCCTTGGTGGTATGGTGGAGAGTCTGGTCAGAACGAACCAGCTTGACGAGAGCGTAACGAAGCTTGGGGTCGTCCAGGGCCACCCCCAGCACGGTAGCCAGTTCCTGGCGCGCCGTCTCCCCTTGTGGGGCAGACAGGAGCAGAGCGCCGGCAGGCAGACAGGGCGGCGCCTGATCCATGCCGGGAGCCTCCACTTCGTACCCGAGCAGTGCCGTAACCAAACTATCCGGCGTTTCGTGCAAACTGATCACCGGATACCCCCAGTCACCCCGTGCCTCCGACGCTTCCACTGCTTGAAGCGCCATCGGTTGAGCTTCCGGTTTACACAGGATGTCGAGATTCCCCGCCCCGGGATTCCAGCCGGGCCCATAGCCTCTCACCAGGTTTGCAGCAGCTCCAAGATACAGACCACTTAATCCAGCCATGACGACGCTCCTTGTGTCAGATAGCAGACTCGCCCCCGACAACGCCGGGCGCACAAAATACTTATGTCATGCTATCGGATCAACAGAGAGGCAGGCATCAGTTATTTATCTGGAATCATCACTGCACTTGCTGTTAAGCGTAGCGGCCTGGCATGCGGAATGGATCCCGCTGCTACCAGCTGTATGCCATAGAGGAACCGGCTGCATGTCCTGCCATGGAGCAAACCCATGGCCGCTCCTGCAGCAGCGCTGTGTGGGGGAGTGATCGTTTTGGCACCCGGGACTGGGCGGGATGAAGTGGGAAGAACCGGGACGGGGCGCGGGTTTTCGGGCGGCGGGGCCTAAAAACGGCGGCGCGTTAATTTGCGCAAAAGCGCACAGGGATTGAACAGTTTTGCGCGGGTTTTGGCATAGTCAGAGCGGTTACCGATAACGCTTGTTACCACCACTGGTGATGCAGTAGTGACCACCGCGAGGGCCAATGCAATCTTGACTGCCTGAACAAGGGCATTGGCCGGAGCCCCCGCTTTGTTTTGCGGGTTTCGCCTGCTTTTGTTCGGGCGAATGGTTTTGTTGGGACCTTGGGGAGCGGTATTGGTTTTGGCCGCTGTAATAGTTTGGGCTTCCAGAAGCGGGGTAATCGGCACGCCCCTGCGGCGATGCCTTCCAGCAACTGTTACCAGAGCAAAGCTTTGACGAACGCACCCAGCGTGGTGGCTCTCTCTCCGGCGAGATCCTTGTCCAGTCGCCGCGCACCCCATAGATGGCAACCTCAGTGCCTTCATAGAGTTGCATCATAGGCGAGCCATTAGGTGCGTCATACACCTCTATGTTTTCCACGGCAAAGTGGCCGGCCGCAAAGGCGGGCGCACACAAGCAGAGGGCCAGTAGAAAAAACGTCAGGCGGCTCAGGCTGGCGCTCATAGCCTGCGGCCGGACCAGACCACGCGGCCGAGGATTGCCACATCCGCACCTTCAAGCTCAGCGAGCTTCATGGTCCATGGGGTGAATGCCGGGTTATCGCTAGTGATGCTGACCACCCCACCTGGCATCGCTTGAACCCGCTTCACCAACAGCATGCCGTCCATGCGCAGGATGTAGATGCCTTCCCTGTCCGGGCGCTGGGTACGGTGATCAACCAGGATCACATCTCCGGCCCGTAGCGTCGGCTCCATTGAGTCGCCGCTCACCCGAATCAGTTTCAAGTCCTGAGGGTTAGCGCCCAACTCGAAGCGAATCCATTGCTCCTTGAACATCAGGGCATCGTCAGCGGCCTCGTGCCCAACCACAGCCCCGTGCCCAGCTGCTGCCCTGATGCTATTGAACAGGGGAATGGCCACGTAGCCAGGATGTTCATCCCCGGCAGCGGGGGGCCGGCTGGGCTCTCCTATTTCCACTAGGTTCTTGGACAGCATCGGGCCTTCACCTGTCAGCAACCAGTTGGTGTTGATGCCAACGCGGGCAAAGGATTCCCAGCCTTCCGTATTGGGCGCACGTACCCCCCGCTCATAGTTCTGGTAGGTACTCCCTGGGAGCCCGAGAAGCTTGGCCGCCTCATCCTGCTTGAGTTGAGCGGCATCCCGCCACACCTTCAAACGAACGCCTATTTCGTGCACCGCTTAAGTCCTCGAAAGAGGTGCATAGAAGCGCCGCGCGACTTGTTGCGCAACGCTTTTTGCATCTGTTTGATTAAATTCACAAAAATAAAAGCCATCCGTTCGAGCGAAAAAACCAAAGCGGTGCATAGTCAATTGAGTTGACAACACATTCATTTGAATGTGTAATTGCCATCAAACGAACCCCGCTCAAGGAGTTACACAGATGGCAAACAACCGCACCAAAAAAGCCAGTCAAAAGGACTGGCACCCTGCCGACATCAAAGCGGCCCTGGACAAGGCAGGCTGGACGCTAAGGGCTTTGGCGAAACACCATGGCTTGACCACGTCCACTCCGCTGTCTCACACCTTTTTGCGCAGCTATCCCGCGAATGAAAAGCGGATCGCCGACGCCATTGGCGTGACACCGCAGGAGATTTGGCCCTCCCGTTACTTTGAGGACGGCAGCAAGAAGCCTCGAGGCCTGCGGGCATTGCGGCTCAAGTCTACCGCTTCCGCTTGCCAACACAATGGCAATTTCAGGGAGGCCGCGTAGACATCATGAGCGCGATCAAAACTGTTGCCGTCAAGCACACCGCCACCCACAAGGGGAACCCGCTGGTTTGTTTCAGTAACCTTCCCGGGCCCGATGCAGAACTGACGCCTGCACAAATCCGCAAGTTTGCTGCAGCACTACTCACTATCGCCGACGACTGCGAGGCCCATGCCCGAAGTGTCCGCCGTTACGCCGACCGCCGCCGCGAGTACCCGGTCGAGGCCTGACATGCGCCGCGTTCATGACCCCCTGACGCTAGACCTCTTCGAGGTGCCTGTCGCACGTACACCGCTGCCGGGAGCGCTGGATGTCGGGCTGGCGGTTCGCCACCTGATTTCAGACCTGCTCAAGCAGTGCCCACGCAACCGTTATGAGATTGCTGCGCGGATGAGCGAACTGCTGGGGCATGAAGTCACCAAGCACCAACTCGATTCCTGGACCGCAGAGAGCCGTGAGGGTTGGCGCTTTCCGCTTGAGTACCTGCCGGCCTTTGAGGTGGCAGTGGAAACGCACCAGGTCACAACCTGGCTGGCTAATTTGCGAGGCTGCAAGGTCCTGGTCGGCAAGGAAGCCCTGGATGCCGAGATCGGCAAGCTGGAGCGAATGAAAGAAGAGGCTGCCCGGAAGATCAAGCAGCTCAAACTCGCCATGGGTGAAATGGAATGAATGCCCCGGCCCCCATCGCCACCACCCACACCACGCTGACAGAGATGGCTGCAGCACTCGGCCAACACAAAACAAGCCTGGTTCGTCGTGCCGATAAGGAAGCATGGCCTTTCAAAGAGGTTTCCGTGCGTGGAGGTCGCCAGCGCCTCTACCCCCTCGCCAGCCTCCCCAAGGAAATCCGCACCGCCCTGCAGCAGGCAGCCATTGCCAAGGCGCTGCCGGCGGTGGCGGAAGAAATCGCTGCCCCCATCGTGCTGCAGGCGCCCGAGCTGACGCTGACCGATGCCCAGCGCCTGGAGCGGGATGCCCGCCTTGGCGTTAAAGCCGCCGTTACCCGCACCATGGCCACAGCCCAATGCAGCCAGGAAGCCGCGTTAAACACGCTGCTCATTAACGCCCGGGCCGGCACCCTGGACCCCATCACCACCCGCATGCTGGCCCTGGCCAAAGACAAGCGGGGTCGCAAGTCCGGCGATGAATTCCCCAGCATCCGCACCCTGAAGCGCTGGCTGGCTGCGGCTGACCTGGCACCCCGGGTGCCCCAGAAGGACATGAGCGTCCCGCCCTGGGCCAAGGCCTTTCTGGCCTGCTACCAGCAGCCCCAGAAACCCTCAGTGGAGTCGGCCTATCGGGACTTCATCCAGGCCCAGCCGGCCGACGAGCGCCCCAGCATTCACCAGGTACGGCGCTTCATCGGGAAGCTCGGAAATGTGTCCCGTGAGCGGGGCCGCATGGGCGCCCGGGAGCTGAAAAACATCCAGCCCTTCGTGCGCCGGGACTTCAGCCTCCTGCAGCCCAACGATGTCTGGAGCGCCGATGGCCACACCTTCGATGCCGAGGTGCAGCACCCCTTCCACGGCCGCCCGTTCCGGCCCGAGATCACCACCTTCGTGGATATTGGCACCCGCCGCGCCGTGGGCTGGTCCGTGGATCTGGCCGAATCCTCCTTTGCCGTGGCCGACGCCCTGCGCAACGCGGTGGAAGCCTGCGGCATCCCCGCCCTGATCTACGTGGATAACGGCTCCGGCTACCGGAACGCCGCCATGAACGACGCCGCCACTGGCCTCATTGGCCGGATCGGCGCCACGCTGACCCACTCACTGCCCTACAACTCACAGGCCCGGGGCGTGATTGAGCGACTGCACCAGACCATCTGGGTGCAAGGCGCCAAGCAACTCCCAAGCTACATGGGCGCCGCCATGGACCGGGAAGCCCGGCTGGCCCAGTTCAAGCTCACCCGCAAGGCCCTGAACGGCGGCGGCGCCATGCCGCTGATGCCCTGGCATCTGTTTGTGGAATGGTGCGAAGCCCGCATCGCGGAATACAACGCCCGGCCCCACCGCAGCCTGGGCGGCATCAGCCCCGACCAAGCCTGGGCCAACTGGCAGGCCAAGGGCTGGGCCCCGGATCTGATCACGGAAGCCGAGCTGGCCACCCTGTTCCGCCCCCGCACCACCCGCACCCTGGCCCGGGCCGAGATCCGGCTCTTCAACAACATCTACTTTGCCCGGGAGCTTGAAGAGTTCCACGGCCTGGAAGTGCATGTGGCCTACGACATCCACAACGCCGACCAGGTGTGGGTGTACCTCCCCGATGGCCGCTTTGTCTGCACCGCCCAGATCAACGGCAACAGCAAACACTACTTCCCCGTGCCCGTCATTGAGCAGGCCCGCCAGGGCCGTGCCAAGGGCCGGCTGGCCCGGGTCGATGCCAAGCGGGCCGAGATTCTGGAAGAGCTGAACGGCGCCCCGGCCATAGCCGCCCCGGCCGCAGGCCAGATGGTGATTGGCGGCCGGGTGATCGACGCCACGGCGCTGCCGGTCAAGGCCGAACCGGAACCCGCCTTCATCCCGGAACAACACCCGGAGGTCAGCCAGTTGCCGGCCCCAGAAGCCACACCCACACCGTCCCGCTCGGCGCGCAGCCCTGCTGAGAACTATGCCGAGTGGTGCGACATCGACGCCCGGATTCTGGCGGGTGCCCCAGTTTCTGATGCCGAAGCCAACTGGCACCGCAGCTATCAAGCCTCCGCCCAGTTCCGGGCGGAGTCCAAGAAAAAGGCCGCAGCGTGAGTGCGAATCACGCTACGGCCGGTACAGCAGCACTACATATAGGAGCCCTGAATATGCATCAAGTTGCACAGATTCACAACCTGGACATCGTCCGGGTTGCCATGGAAAAGCTCAACGGCCGCCAGATGGGCCTGCCCGGCTTTGCCTGCCTCTACGGTCCTGCCGGCTATGGCAAATCCACGGCGCTGACCACGGTTGCCAACGAAAGCCGGGCCTACCTGATCCAGGTTCGCAGCGCCTGGAGCCGCAAGGCCCTGCTCGAAAACATCATGATCGAAATGAGCCTGGCCAGCCGGGGCGGCAAGGCCCCCGGCACCATCCCCCAGATGCTCGACCAGGTGGCCAACCAGCTGGCAGCCAGCGGCCGGCCGCTCATCATCGACGAGTTCGACCACTGCTGCAAAGCAGACTCCATGGTCGAGCTGGTGCGGGACATCTACGAGGCCAGCCAGTCGACCATCATCATCGCTGGTGAAGAAATGCTCCCGCAGAAGCTCAAACGCTGGGAGCGGTTTCACAGCCGGGTGCTGGGATGGATTCCGGCCCAGCCCGTGAGCCTCGCCGATGCCCGAGCCCTGGCGCTCATCTACTGCAACAGCGTCACGGTCGCCGATGATCTCCTGGCGCACCTGGTCGATATATCGGGGGGTTCAGTGCGCCGGGTATGCGTGAACCTCGCCAACGTGGCCGAGGAGGCCGCCATCGAAGGCTGGGACAGCGTTACCCGCTCAGCCTGGGGCAGCCGCCCCCTCTACACCGGCGACGCTCCCCGGAGGGCCGCTTGATGTCCCGCAAGCCCATCACCAAGTACGTGGGGGGAAAAGGAAGCCGCCAGTACATCTGGGAGGCAATCCGCAAGCTAGGAGCGGCGGAAGGCGTCTTCACGGAAGCACAGGTCTGGCATGAGATGACCGAGAAAGTTCGGCGGGAAGTCGAGCTGGGCACCGTCCGGGATTACCGTCGCGGCCTGGTTGCGGCCGGCATTCTGGAAGTGCTGACGCCCGCAAAAAGCAATCGCGTACCGGCCACCTTCCGCCTGGCCAAGGACGAAGGTATCGAGGCCCCCCGGGTCCGCAAAGACGGCACCCGGGTCACCCAAGGACTGGCCCAGGAACAGATGTGGCGCACCCTCCGCACCCTGAAGGGCGACACCAATGCTCGGGAGCTGGCTGCCTATGCCTCCACCCAGACGATCCCCGTATCCGAAGCCGCAGCCAAGGACTACCTGAAGAATCTGTACTTGGCGAGTTACCTGAAATGCACGGTCGAGAACACATGGAATGGCCCTGGGCGCAACAAGCCGGCCCGTTACCGACTGATCAGCGACACCGGCCCCCGGCCACCCATGGTCCAGCGCACCGATGCCATCTACGACCCCAACCTGAACGCCGTGGTCTGGATCAAACCCATCGACGAGGAGACCTGCATCTATGGCCATTAACGCCATCGACTGGCGAGCACTCCTGGATGCCGGACTGGAACGGCTGGGCAGCAAGGCCGCCCTGGCCGGCCGCCTCGGGTTCAGCCGGGCCTATGTCTCCCGGGTGATGAACCCGGACGGCAAGAGCGGCATCCCCGAGCCTCACGAAACCTTTGTGCAGCGGGTGGTTGAGCGGCTGAGCGGGGTTGAGTGCCCGATCAGCCACCGCCCTCCCGCCAGGTCTGAATGCGACAAGGCCAACGACCCGGCCCCCATCCACAACCCCATTGCCGTGCAGCTCTGGCGCAAGTGCCAGACCTGCCCCCACAAGCCGAATCAGAAAGGAGGCTCCCAGTGAGCGCCAGCATCCACCACCTGAAGCCGCGCCAGGACCCCGTGCAACAGCGCGCCCAGCAACAACTCACCGACCCCAACGCCATTGCACTGAACCGCCTGGGCCAGCTCGCCAAAGTGGCCTGCTTCCTGGCCGCCCGGGGCTACCAAATCAAAGGGAGCTGCAGCGGTCAAGGCCGGATCTACCTTTCCGACGGCCACTTCCTGCGCCGCCAGGACGGCGTCAGCGTACTGATCCAGCACCGCCACGGGATCTTCGCCGACCTTTCCGGCGAAAGCGTGGGGCGCTACACGGCCGCCGATGGCAGCACCAAGCAGGTCTGGCGGGCCACCAATCCGGCCTGGCCCGACGTGGCCATCTACTGGACTTCCGAGGACCCCAAATGCGCCGCCTGAACCCTATCCCTGTTCTGGCACGGCTGGCGGAGCGCATCGGCCTGACCATCCGCCTCAAGCGGGCCCTGGGCAACACCTGGACCCAGTCCTGGCAAGGCAGCGCGAGGCTGACATGAAAGACCCCATCCAGCCCCACAAGCCCAAGCTGAAACCCAAATCCGTGCGCAAGTGCATGTGCTGCCAGCACCCCTTTCAATCGGAAGGGCCGCACCACCGCCTGTGTTCCCGCTGTCGGAAGAAACCCGGCGAACTGTCCCCTTTTCACCCCTGATGAAGAAAGGAATCTCCATGAGTAACAGCATTCCCACTCTCGACGAAATTCGCACCGCCGCCCAGCACCTGGGTGAAGCACATCGGCAAACCGTGGCTCGGGCCAAGCTGCTCGAAGATGAAGTTCGTCAGGCCGTCTAGCCCATTTACGACGCACACCGGGCCGGAATCGATGCTGCAGCCGAAGAAGAGGCTGCTGCCTATTCCACTCTCCGGGATCTGCTGGGCAATGCCGCCAGCCTCTTTGTGAAACCCCGAAGCTTGAATGTTGACGGGGTCCGGGCGGGGTATCGCAAGGAAGAAGACGGGCTCGATTGGGACAACGATGCAGACGTGATCGCCAGAATCAGCACCCTGCCCGAACTCGAAGACCTGGAACCCGTACTGGTACGCACGACCAGGGCCTTGAACCTCTCCGCCATTGAGCAGCTGGAGCCCAAGCTGCAGCGCCGGATTGGTGTTCGCCGGGTGGAGGGGGCCGACCGCCCTTTCATCACCATCGGCGACTCAGGGGTCGAAAAGATGGTGAAGGCCATCATCACTGACGCCAAGCGCAGCGAAGACGAACCCGCTCCCAAGAAGCCCAAGAGCAGCAAGAAAGCGAAAGAGGTGGCGTGATGGAAGACAAATACAAGGTGCTGCGCGACAACCTACACGTGCTGCAAGCCGAAGCGAGAAGGGATGGCGGCATCAACCCCCGCTCTCAAATGATCCTCGATCTGCTTGATGAGCGCGATCAACTTGCCGCTGCAGCCCGCGTCGCCGAGCGGAATGGCAAAGCCTTCAAAGACCTGCCTCTGTGCGTTTCTCCGCTTAGCTTTGAGGAAAAAGTCCGGCTTGATGAAAACTTGAAGCACTTGCTGGCTTTCCTCGGCTCGCCCGGAGACTGGGGGTACGAAACGCAGCTCGGGCGGCTCACGGTGTGTCTTGACGAGCTGCGCCGGGCGCTGTGGGTACAAGCGGAGGTGGCGTGATGCCCAGACCCCCCGCCAAATGGCCAGCAATCAGCAGCGCACCCTGGCCTCCATGCAGAAACGGCTGCTGGAAATGGCCGCAGTCTGGGG